ATTGACGAGCTTCTAATAATTTGCCCTGGTAAGCTTCTTTACCTTCGGCCATACGAGAGGCATGCATAAGCTGTGCTTCTGACATAGCCATCTTCGTTTTCTGCTTGTTAGCATAAATTTTACTTCCAGCAGAAACGGCTAATTTAATTGCCGACAACCACATACTAGTACCACTTAGCTGTTTTTTTCTTATCGGCTAACATTCTTTTAGTTCCTCTAACTTCAGCTTTATCTCCAGTTGCAATGTAAGATCCTCTTGCTCTAAAACTTGATTTTCCTCTTGGGTCCATCTCTAAGTTTTGAGGTGCAACTTGAATCTCAACTCCGCCTTTAGATAAGCCGTCTTTGTTAACGAACTGTTGGAAGTTAATTCCTTTACCTTCTTTTGCCATATTTTCTCCTATACGTTTCTATATACTATGATTTAGGGCCTTTCAAGACCTTTACATCTTTAGCCTTCATTTTGTCTGAAGCCAGTTTGACATCAGCAGATATCAACGATTTTTCAATAGCTGTATCAGCTCTTAAATTTGCTAGATCTTCATTCTGTTCTAGCTTGTCATCTGTAATCTGTCTGTTTTGCAACATCTTAGATTTTTCTAAATTAATTCTATCTTCTTGTTCTTTGATTTTACGTTCTTCTTCCATAGCTTTTAAATCTACTTCTCTTTGTTTTAATTTAAGTAGTGGATCGTGATCAAATTGAGATGTAATTTGTTTTTCTTCCTTCATAAACTCTTCAGTCATGTCTGCAATCAATACAGCTTTTCTAGCTTCTATCTTCTGTGCTATCTGTTGTAGTTGTTGTTGTGCTTGTGGATTACCAACAGCTTGTTGTTGTAGTTGTGGTAACATTTGCATTTCTTGTGGAAACTCTAATTGCACTTGTTCTTGTGCCATTAGACTTATGTGTTCTAAAACGTTTTTTTCTAACGCTGCTGTAACACTAGGATTGTTTCTTACAAAATTAGTTGCCATAAAATTTAAGTGAGCTGTAATGTGTGCTCTGTGATCTTGTCCTGGAAACGCTTGAAAAGGTTTCATACCTAACGCATCAATGTGTTCGATTGCTGGATCTTTTGGTTGATTTGGCGGCGGTGGTGGTAATATTCTATCAATATCTTTTACACCAATCGCTGCATACATATTTCTGTACGCTTGATACATGTTATGCATTTGTGGATTAGTCTGTGCTAATTGTAATTGTGTTTGTGCCATAGTCACTCTTTGTGACATAGAAAATATATTTGGATCAGCAACAGGTAAAATATCTACTCTATCATCAAAGTCTGCAACTTTAATATTTCTTTGTCCACCTGGAACATCGTAAGGATATTCTGGTGGTAAATAAGTTTTAAAAATTTTAGCAAGTAATTTAAATTCTTGTTTAAGACCTACGTAAAGTCTTTTATGGATTGCTGACATTACTCTTGAACCACGTTCTAAAAGAGCTACGGTTGTACCAACAGCGGCCTGTTGATTCCCGTCCCCAACCTGCATGTCAGCAATGGACGCGAATCTTTGTCCTGCTTGAACTACAATTCCCATCAATTGCAATAATGTAGCCGATGGTTCTTTGTAAGGTAAGAATACGAAAGCATCTTTTAGATTACCACCAGGAGTGTCAACATCTTTAAATTCACCTGGTTGTATATTTGCGGCATCATCTTTTACTCTGACACCTCTTTGCTTAAATCCCGCGGGTAGGTTGGATAATGTTCCAGCGTCTAATAATTGACGGAGAGCCGCTGTTGCAGTACGGCTCAATCCGCCAATCATGTGTATTAATCCTAAGCCATAAAATCCTAGTCCTGGCAGAAATTTGAAGTGGACAAAATATTGGATTTTATTTTTCTTTGGATCATTGGGCGCAAAGTTTCGTCTAATAGACAAAACTTTCCTACTACCTTCTTCGATTGTAACGACGTAAGGTAATTTTATTCCAGTTGGTTCTCCGTCGGGACCAACATCTTCGAAACCTTCTAAATCTAGATTAACGTGGCATTCTAGAAGTGTGTACAAAGGTTCGACTCTTTGGGATTTTGTAAGACCTTCTACTTCTCTCTCTTTTTCTTCTAACTCATTTGTAATAGTGTTATTTGGTTTTGCTAATTCAATATCAGAATAAAAACCAGCAACTTGTTGTTTTCTTAAATCATTTTCAGAAATTTTTAGTACGTGGATGACAGACTCCGCATCGTCTAATGAGGTTGCCGTGTACGGAACTACTAAGTCATCCGCTGGTACAAACTTGGAGACTGCTCGTCCCAATAAATCGTCGTAATAAACTTTTTTAAATGTAGAACCTGCAAGAGGTAAATAAAATAACATTTGATCAAACTCAGGTTCATATTCTTTCATTTGATCCATAAGTTGATAGTTCATAAAATTTTTAACACGTTGAGATTGCATCTCTTTCATAGGTGTAGACACACCCATAACTTGTGTTCTTACTGGTCCATCTGCAGGAAGTAATTCTTTGTAAGCTAATGCTTGAAATTGTGTAACAGCTTCTGCAAGAACTGGGTGTGTTGCACCTGAAGCTCCTTGGAAAGGTTGAGTTCTGTTTTCATATTTAAATCCTAATAAATCTAAACCAACAATGTAAGCTCTTTCCCAATCTTTTCTCGACATTTTATATTCCATGTAATCAGTTTGTAATTGACTACCTAATGGATCTGTAATGTCTTCTGGTAATAAATCTGCTAAGTTAGCGTAGTGATCTCCACTTTCAGGAAGTGGCATTGCTGTTGGATCAAAATCAATTGTTGCGCCTGTTTCGTCTTCAGTAATTTCTACTGGACCTTTTGGTGTTTCCTCCACAATGTTAACATTAGCTTCAGTCTCGTTTACGACTTCGCCTGGTTGTTTTACATTTGGGAGAGTTTTATCTACTTCTGCCATTTAAATCTCCTATATTTTTGTAACACGATTAGGGACAAAAGGCAACCCATCTGGAAGTGGCCCAGATAAAGGCGCAGGTCCTTGTCTTACGCCGGGTAAACTAGCTATTCCACCACCTGCTTTTTCTAATCTAAAATTATCTGCAAAATAACTTTGTTTTTGATAATCATCAAAACGTTTCATTTCGTCTTTGTAATCCTTTGCTGTAAAATATTTTAAATCATCTCCACGACCAGCTGCTTTGTATGCATCTTGCACATCCTCTACTGTTGGCGGTGGAAACATTTGTAACATTGCTTCATTTCTTTTTTTTTGAAGTTGTTGTTTTGCAAAATCACTTGGCTCTGTTTGCACATAATTTTCAGCCATGTAATCCCTAGCTCTTTGATCTTGTGCACCTGCTTGTCTTTCAACAGCTGTTTGATACGCTCGTGATGCCATACTTTCAGGATTCATAATTCTATTGATTCTACTTATTGTTCCAGATCTGTTTAGATCTTGAATATCAGCAGAAGCTGCATCTATAATATCTTTTCTTGATGCTTGTAGTCCTTGTTCTTTTCTACCAAATGCATCAAACACTTGTTCTTGATCTTTTAATGCTTGTTGATATTGTAAAACTTTTGAATTTTGTTGTGGGTCTCCAACTAATTCTTTTTCTAATAATGATTCAGCGCCCCCGTACCATGGCACCCCTTCTGGCCTTCCACTTATTAATCCAGGCGTAAACGTTTCAGCATAAGCTTGGTCATGAGTATATCCTTGTTTTCGATAATAATCATAAATACCACCTTCAACCATTCCTTCGATTGCAATACCAACAGGACTTGCTATACCTGTAGCTTGTAAAGCTTTTGATACACCACCTAATGTTGCCTGACCCACACGTCTTAAAAATTTACCTATCGTTGGTAATGTTTTTGCAACCTGTAAACCTTTATTTAATTTTGCATTTGCAGCAGCTCTAACTCTAACGTCGTCTGATTTTAAATCTTGTCTTGTTTTATTAATATCATCAGTATAAGAGGCTGGATCATCACATCTTGCAGCTCCACCGGTGCTTGCTGCAAACTTACATTTAAAACCCATTCTTTTTAAAATATCTGCTTGTGATTTTTTATTTCCTTTCAATCCTTCAGCAGCTTGTTCCAAAGTTACGTTTGAACCAACATCCAAACTTAAACCCGTGGTTCTATAAAATTTATCCATGTCTTTTTGAATTTTAGAAGGAAACACATTTTTTCCATAAATTTCAGTTGGAGATAAAAATCTTTTTTTAATAGGATCATAATTTAATTGAGTTAATTTAACTTTACCTTTTGCTTGAGGATTATTTTCATAAAAATTTTTAATTGCTTGATCGTGTTCATTAACTAATTTATTAACCTCATCAAAATTTTTTATTTTAAGATTATTAATAATTTTTTTGTATCTAGTGGTTGCTTTACTATCAAAATATACTTTTTCTTCTCTATTAATTTTACTATCAATAAATTGAACAATTTGATTGTAGGCTGAAGATCCTTTACCAATAGTAAATGTTCCTGTTCTTGTTGGAAAAATTTCATCTATATCGACATTTTTTATTCCTAGATTCTGTAAAGAATCTCTAATAGAATTAGTTATAGTTGAGTAACTAGCATTAGGCTTATCAAAATATTTTGCCATTTGAAATTTAGACCAATTTAAAAAGGCATTTCCTAACGGACCTCCAACTCCAGAATTATTTGCTAGTAATTTAATTATTCTATTCCCTCTTTTTAAATTTTTATCTATACCTTTTATTTGTATTTCTCCTCTATAAGCTCTCGCTAGTTGCATTAAAGCATAAGAAGGATTTTTTTGAGAAAGAGAAAATTCTTCTATTAACATTTTCTCTAGGGCACTAGGTTCTGGTATAGAGCCTTTTAAATTTTTAGTTCCTTTTTTTCTACCTGGTATACTAGATTTTTTAACATCGTAATTATCAAAAGCTTGCATTAAATTTTTATTACCATCAAATTGAATTATTTTTGCAATAACATCATCACCTAAGTTACCTACTCTATTGTAATAATTATTTAATTTTTTATTAAGTTTATTAATTTTAGATTTATCAATTTTAAAAACTGGACGAAATGCTTTTCCTTTTGTCATTCCTGGTCTTCTAACATTTATAGTTTCGAGAACAGTTGGTTCTCCTAATACATCTATAATCATGTTCATTATTTTTTTTCCAGAATCATGTCTCATTTTGTCAATTTTAGAAGAATTTTTGGTAATTTTCATACGACTATCTACAAGAGCATGTTGTAATGTTCTTTGAGCAAAAGGATTATTATCTCCTAAAGCATTAAATAGTTCTACCATTCCAACAACTTTGCCTTCTCTTGCTTTCATTGAATCAAAAGATCTAATAGCATCATAAAGTTTTCCGCCTTTTTCTTTATAAAATTTTTGAAACTCTGGGTTTTGTGTGTATTTAAGAGATTTATCTCCTTTTTTTGTTCCATTTTTAAACCCGATCCGTCCACCATCAGCATAGAAATGACCGATGTGTCCTTGTCTTTGTAAATCAGCAACTTTCATAACTTCATTAACACCACTTAGTGCGTCTTCTGCTTTTTTAGTATCAGCATCTTCTATAGTTCCTTTTGATGGAACAGATTTACCAAGATAAAAACCAAGTCTTTCTTGATCAACTACTTTTCTAAGAACAGGGTTCTTAATCAACGGCTCAGGGCTTTGTTCTATAATAAATTTATAAATTTCTTTAGGGGTCATTATTCTCCTAACAATCTAGCAATACCACCGGATGCGTAGTCTGTAAACAATTCAACATCCTCGTCTCCATAATTAGCATTGGGACCACGATCTGCTGCATACTCTGCAGGATTTTCTTCTGCTTGTTTTAATAGTTTTTTTCTATCTTTTTGTATCATCATTTCTTTTATTGTAGGTTTATTCTGACCTTTTGCATACATTTTAACTTTAGTTAGATCAGCTGTTAAATCTTTTGTATCATCAACAACATTCTCAACAGCTTCTGTTGTGTAATCATCAGGACCATCTCTATAATTTCTATAATCAGTTTCTACCGCTTCAAATGAAGGTTCTGTTTTACTACCAACTTTACCTTTCATTGGACCTTCAATAACAGGTTCAATAATTTCACCTTCTTTAACTTGCATTGATACAATTGCGTTTCCTTGTTCGTCCATAACGTTTGTTGTTGCATCATCAATGTCAACTCTAACTGTTCCTTCATCTAGATCACGGTAAACTATTGCTGTTGCATCATCATCTATTTTTGTTGAATGAACAATTTCTCGTTCTTTAGTTGCAAATTTTTTAGTTACATCATCACCTTCTCTAATAATTTTTGTTACAAGAGAATCAAACCATTCTGGTTTACCTGGTGCATTTGGTGTTTTTATAATTTCTTTTGCAACTTTTTTAGTTGCACCTTTTTTACCAAAACCAATTATTCCACTTTTAACAGCGGCTGTTGTTGCAGCACCTGCACCTAACATTTTTAAAAACAGTCTTCTAAGTTTATCTATACCACCTGCTGCAAAAGATTTTCTATAATTAATTCCATACGATTCACCCTCTCGACCAAAATTTTTATTATAACCAAAGTCTATTTTTCCACCTAAAAAATCTTTACTACCACCAATTTTCATTCTATCTAAATCAAACATTAATTGAATACTATCACTAATAGGAACTTTAGCCGGTGCAACTTTCATTTCAATATATCTTCTTCC